CGCGGCAATAGAAACTGCCATCGCGAGGGCGCAAGAATGAAGCCGCTGCCCTACGCCAAGGCGCTGCGCGATCGTCGTCACGCAGGCGAGCGGATCGGCTTGCTGGTGGTCTCGGTGCATGACTGGGAGGCAGGCAAGGATCTGGAATCGTTGCCGAACGTGGCGCGTCTCGTCGTTCCGCCGGACGGTCTCCCCCATGAGTTCGACTGGTCCTGCGCGGTGGCGCTGGATTGCTTGGTATGCGGCGATGGCGCGGAATCAGTGTTTTATGCCGCCGCGCTGATGTTGATGGCTGCGCGCTCGGCATCGGTGTGGGGATTGTTCGCTGATGGCGTCTGGTTGCTTGAACAAGGCTCGCCACGCTGGTACAGGCATGGGCTGGTTGCGACGGAAGGGCCGGTCCTGCCGGGGAAACTGGCGGCCGCCTTGCGGAACCATCGGGAGCGGGCGTTATTGACGCGCGCGGGCGTTTACGGAACGCCGCTGTTTGATGGGGCGCGTGTCGCCCTGTTTGATCATATTTTCGGCCCGCTCTCCGCCAAGGCGCAGGCGTGGGTTGCAGAAAAACAACGACTCTCAGGGAGGGCGGCATGATGGCCGATCCTGTTGATCCCATCGCCCAGGCACAAGCAGCTGCGCTGGCCGGGGTCTCGAATGTGCGCCCGATCCGCCCTGACCTGGTGGATCGCCCGGCGGTCAAATGCGTCACGGTGGAATCCTTCCTTGCCGATGTGGAGCCGCCGGACTGGGTGGTTGAAGGGATTGTCCAGCGCGGCTATCTGTACGCCCTGACGGCGCCCACCAATCACGGCAAGACGGCGGTTTCGCTGGTGATGGCGATGTGCATTGCGGCTGGCGTTCCGTTTGCCGGTTGCGAAGTTCGTCAGGGGGGTGTGCTGATCCTGTGCGGTGAGAATCAGGACGGATTCCGCCTGCGTCTGCTGGCCACGTTGGAAGCGCTGCACCTCCAGCCGTCAGACATCGCTGGGCGCTGCTGGGTGTATCCGCAGGCCGGTGGATTGCTCGGCTTGCTGTCTGGCATTAAGGAAGACGCGCAGGATATGGGCGAACTGGCCTTGGTGCTGGTGGATACTAGCGTCAGTTTCTTTGATGGCGCGGATGAGAACGACAACGTGCATGCCCTCACGCATGCCCTGGCGCTACGCGATCTGACGCGACTACCGGGCTCGCCAGCCGTGATGGCGAACTGTCACCCCACCGGCAGCGCGGCGAAAGAGGCCTGTGTTCCGCGCGGCGGTTCAGCGTTCCTGAACGAGATTGACACGAACCTGACCGTCTGGGCCGATGGCGAAACCTCGGAGCTGCACTGGACGCGCAAGAAGCGTGGCCCGGACTTCGACCCGCTGCTTTTCGAGTACTCCGCAAAGACGCTGGAACAGTTCGGGCGCAAGGTGCCGACGGTTGTTGCACTGCCGATCACCGAGGAGCGCGAGCGCGAGATCTTCAAACGCAAGCACGAGGACGAAAACCGCGTGCTCTACGAGATGTACCGCGACAAAGAGTGGACCTTCGCCGATATGGCCGTGCTGTGCGGCTTTGTGTCATCAACGGGGCGGCCCTTGAAGTCGAAGGTGCACCGCACGCTCGGCCGGTTGCTCGAAGCCGGGCTGGTGAAGAAGGACAAGCGCCGGGGGTGGCATCTCACCCCGGCGGGAGAAAAGGAGGCGCAACAGGTTCGATAGGCGCAACACACGCGGCATGACCAGTACCCGCTGACCAGTAAACCGGGACCACCGTGACACCTGGAAGGCTTGATGGATTGGGAAGCGAAAAGCAAAAGCAACTAAGTCCCCCCATCGCGCGAAGAGAAGTGAGCCGCAGCAAAAGTGTGTTGTTTTTGGTGTTTTGTTCCACTGGAACGATTGTTTTGGAACGGACTGGAACGCAAAACGCGGAAAGCGAGTATTCATGGGCTTTGTAGAGGATTTCACCGAAATGGAACGGGTGGAACGCCAAGCCCCACCACCCCACCCCTCCCCCCTAAAGGGGGAGGGTGTGGGGGGTGGGGTGGGGCTGGCGGCCGCCGATCGCCGGGCCTCCCAGGCCGAGTGGGTGAGGGAGAACCTGCCCATCTGCTCGGCATTCGCTGCCGCCATGCGGGCCGAATTCGGCGATGTGCGAATGGTATTCGCCAGCGAGAACGGACATGTCCTCGGCAAACCAACGCCGGACCCCGCCTTCTCGGCCACCGGCGATGCCTTGCTACCGCTACGGAAGGAGGCCAAGGCATGAGCAACAACAGCATCAGCATCCGCCACAACTTCCCTGAGGTGGCGAGAAAGCTGCTCGTGTTGGGCGACGACATCGGCAACAAGGCGCTGGTGCGGGCGCTCAACAAGACCATTGAGCAGGGCAAGACCGAGATGGCACGCGGCATTAGCAAGGAATTCCGCATCAGCGTGGGCACAGCAAAGGATCGCTTGTACGTCACCCGGGCCACATCCAAGGCCGGAAGCGTGCGCTTCGAAGCCAAGCTGGAAGCCACGCGGCGCAGCAAAGGTCGATCGATGAACCTGATTCACTTCGTCACCGCTCTGCCGAAGAAGACGAAGAAGGGCGTGACACAGGTCAAGTTCCAGGTGAAGCGTGGCGGTGGGCGCAAGAGCATAACGGGCGCCTTTGTCGGCAACCAGGGCCGCACGCTGTTCATCCGCACGGGCAAGGAACGAAAGCCTATCCAGGCTTTGAACACCATCGATATCCCTCAGATGTTCAACGCTCAGCGCATCAACAGCGTGGTCCGTCAGGTGATGTTGTCTCGATTCAAAACAAACTTCGACCGCGAACTGCGCGTCGTTCTGCAAGGATGGGTCAAGTGATGATGGCTCAAGCCTTCACGGGTCCTTCCCAGCCCGCTCCATTACGGCGCCAAAGGACCCCGGTTTTTCGCCAGTTTTGTGATGCTGTGAGGGGTAAGTAAGTTGCGCATCATAGGACAGGAACAGATTGCCGACGTATTCGGTGTCGCCGCGAAAACGATCGTGGAGTGGCAGGAACAGGGCTTCCCGATCGCGGTGCGCGGGGCGCCGGGGATCCCGTCCGAGTATGAGACGGAGGCCTGCATCAACTGGCTGATCGATCGCGAGGTGAAGAAGGTACAGACCGAGCGGCCGCAGGACCGCCTGGCGCGTGTGCAGGCCGACAAGATCGAGATGGAGAACGCCGAGAAGCGAGGCCTGCTCATTCCTGCAGACCAGCTGGAACCCAAGCTCCGCGCGGCGATGATCGCGGCTCGGGAGCACTGGCGCAACGAGCCGGCTCGCCTGGCGCGCGAGGTGCCCGGCAAGCCGATCAAAGAGATCGAGGAGCTGCTAGCCGCGGCGTTCGACGGTTTCCTGGTGAAACTGTCGCGGTGGCCGGAGGCGCAGGTCGTTGAAAACGAGGAAGGGGAAGATTGATGGATCGCGACGAACGGAAGGTGAAGGAGGCGGACGAGCGCGCGCATCGCATCGCCAGCCTGGCAGCGGAAGAGATCATTCGCTGTGAAGGTGAAGCGACCAGCGGAATTGATGAGTATGCGATCCCGCAGTGCCAGGCTGATGATCATATGCGCGAGTGCATCGCGCACCTGTGCTGGCATGGGGAGGCCGCCAGCCATGAGACTGACGACGGTTACATTGTCGTCCAGTTCGGCGATTTTACGCTTCAGGTCTGATCGATGACATCAGCCGTCGCCTCGTCCCGCTTCGCCCTTGCCAATGCTGCGTGTGTTGAGGTGTGGGCGACGGCTGCGCTTGAGGCGATGCTCGGCCGTGTCTTTGCCGAGTTGGAACCGCCGAAGCCGATGTCGATCATTGAGTGGGCGGAGACGCATCGGGTGTTGTCGCGGGAGGAGGCGAACGACTACGCGGGGCCGTATGACTTGGACAACACGCCGGCCTTGCGCGGAATCCTCGCGGAGTGCGACCCGAAGCGGAACCGCCGCGTGGTGGTGCAGAAGGCCGCGCAGCAGGGCTACACGGCCGGCGTCGTGTGCAACGTCATCGGCTATCACGTTCATTGGGAGCCCTGCGTCCAGGTCGTGATGTTCCCGCGCGAGAAGTCGGCCAAAGATTTCGACGCGGAGAAGTTTTCGCCGATGGTGCGCGCGACGCCGGCGCTGGCCAAGTGCATACGGCTGAAGTCCCGCACCGACGGCAACAGCACCACGCGCAAGCACTACCCGGGCGGTCTGGCGAAGTTCGTGGCCTCGAACAGCCCGAGCGACGTCAAGTCGACCAGTGCGAAGATCCGCATCGTCGAGGAACCGGACGACGTCAACAAGGACGTCAAGGGGCAGGGCAACGCCATCGCTCTCCTGCGCGAGCGCGGCAAGACGATCCGCGACAACTTCGAGCTGATCGGCGGCACGCCGACGGCCAAGGGCGCCAGCGAGATCGAAAAGGAGATGCGCACCACGGACCAGCGCCGGTTCATGGTGCCGTGCCACCACTGCGGCGAGCGGCACGAGGTCGAGTGGGCGCATGTCGTTATTCCCGGCCTCGATCTCACCCCCGAGGATCTGGCCGATCCGGCGACCGATGCGGCCTTCCCCGAGCGCGAGGTGTATGGCCGCGCCCGGCACGAAGACGCCTACTATGTTTGCCCGCACTGCGGCGGCGTCTGGACCGACGACGAGCGGATTGCCAACATCCGCGCCGCAGCCCGCGTCGCGCCGTTCTTCGGCTGGGAGCCGACCGCCGACAGCCCCGACCCCGGCTTTTTCTGCAACGAGATGCAGAGCGTGTTCGAAGGTTCCCGGGTGCCGGTGCTCGCCGAGAAGTACTTGCGCGCAAAGCATCTGATGGACCAGGGCGACCCGACCGAGATGGTCGCGTTCTGGAACTCGACGCGCGGCATGTGCTGGGAGTTCAAGGGCGAACTTCCAGAAGAGGAAGAGCTACGCGCCCGCGCCGAGGCCTACGCCGAGTGGAGCGTACCGACCGGCGCCCTAAAGGTGTTGCTCTCGGTCGACGTACAGCACGATCGCCTGGCACTCACCTGCTGGGGCTTCGGCCGCGGCGAGGAGATGTGGCTCGCGTACTGGGGCGAGATCTACGGACAGACCGTCGTCGCGCATGCCGGCGCGTGGATCGAGCTGGAGCAGCTGCTCGGCAAGCAGATCCGCACCGCAATGGGCGGTGTTCTCCCGGTCGCTGCCGTGGCGATCGACTGCTCTGACGGGCAGACCTCGGACGCGGTCTATGCGTTTGTGCGCAAGCACCATCGTCGCGACCGCCATGTCATCGCCGTCAAGGGGGCGGCCGATGCGGAAGGACGCGTCGAAATCTGGACGCCGCCAAAGGCTGTCGACCCGAACTACAAGGCCACCAAGGCGCACAAGTACGGCGTGCATGTGCATATCGTCGGCACCGCCAAGGCTAAGGACCTGATTCTCGGCTGGGCGCAGGAGGGCGGGCGCGTGCGGCTGGCCGGCAAGGGGCCGGGGCGCATGCACTGGTATGACGGCGTGCGTGCCGACTTTTACGAGCAGATGCTCTCCGAGATCAAGATCCCCAGCCGCACCAACCCCCGCCGCCGCGCCTGGAAGGCCCGCACCGACCGCCGCAACGAAGCGCTCGACTGCACGGTCTATGCGCTCTACCTGTCGCGCCACCTGCGGCTGCACGTGCGCAAACAAGGCGAATGGGACCTCGACGAGCTGCGGATCCGCCAGGGCACACTCATCGAGGGTGATGCGGTGCGGGTGGAGGCGGAGACGCCCGTCGATCATTTTCCTGACGCCACGGAAATGGTCGAAACGTCTGCACCCGCGCCGGAGGTCGACGACGACACCCCGGCGCCGGTGGCCGATCCGTCGGCCGTGCTCGCCGAAGCGCAGGCGCTCGCCCGCTTCCGCTCGATGATGACCTCCCGCCGCGCCCGCCATGGCTGACAACCTCAAAGAGATCCTGGACATCGCCCGGCGCGAATGCCCGGAGATTCCCGAGGCGGCCTGGCAGCGGATCGATCTGGCGATTCGCATCGCGGTGGGTGGGCAGCGGTTGTACGTGGCCAATCAAAAAAAACGCCAGCGCCTGGTGCAGCTCGCGGAGCTCGCCGAGCAGCAGGACGCGGCGCGCATTGCGCAGGTGCTCGGCGTCAGCGTGCGACGGGCGCAGCAGTTGAAGAAGCTCACCTGATCCCCCGCGAAATTCCTTGCCTTATTTTTTTCGCCGCCGGTCGCCAGACTGTGCGGCATGGACTCCCCCGATTCCTTCCGCGCTGGCGATTCCGTCTCCTGGACGGTTAGCCTCCCCGCCTTCCCGGCCTCGGCCGGGTGGGTGGTTTCCTACCGGTTGCTCTCCCCGTCCGGCGTCGCGATCGACATCGAAACAACAGCTGATGGAGACGATCATGTAGCTACTCTGACTGCTGCCGACACTGCCTCCTGGGCCGCCGGCACCGCTACCCTTGTGTGCCTCGCCGCCAAGACCGGCGAACGCAAGACGGTCGATAGCAAGACCGTCTCTATACTGCCCGACCTCGCCGTTATCGGCACCTTCGACGGCCGCAGCCGCAACAAGAAAACCCTCGACGATCTCGAAACCGCGCTGGCGGCCTACGTTTCTGCTGGGCAAGGCCACATCGCTGAATACCAGGTCGCCGGCCGCGTCATGAAATTCCGCAGCGTCGAAGAGATCCAGGCGCTGATCGCCCACTATCGCCGGCTGGTGATCAAGGAAAACGCGATCATGGCGCTGGTCAACGGCGGGCAGCCCCCCGGCCGCTGCTACTACCGGGGCTGACGATGGGACTCTTCGACCGCGTTTTCCGCCGCGCCCCTACTGAATCCGCCGCCGACCGGCAGGCCTGGATCGCCACGCAGGTCAACGCCATCGGCCAGCGCGCGCTGGTGACCTACGCCGCCTCGATGCGGCAGGCCGCGCGCAGCTTCGAAGCCGCCGAGACGCCAGCCTGGGTGGAAAGCTGGCCGACGCACGGCAGCCCGATCAATGACGACCTCGCCCGCCAGCTGCCCACGCTGCTGGCCCGCGCACGCGGCCTCGCCCGCAACAACGAGTGGGCGATCAACTACCTGACCAAGCTGGACGACAACGTGCTGGGCGCGTCCGGCATCGTGCTGCAGATGCGCGTGAAAAAGCGTACCGGCAAGCTCGATGACAAGGCCAACACACTGCTCGAAAGCGCCTGGGCAAAGTGGTGCGAACAGGCGGACGTGTCCGGTCTCGACTGGCGCACGGTGGAAAGCCTGGCGCTGGCCGCCGGCCCGCAGGATGGCGCGCTGGCCTATCAATTCCGCCAGGGCGCCGGCCCCTTCCGCTTCCAGATCCAGCTGCTTCCGATCGACCTCATCGACGTTAACCTCCGCCGTGACTACGGCGGCAACCGCGTGCGCATGGGCGTCGAAATCAACAGCGACGGCCTGCCGGTCGCCTACTGGATCCTCGCCGCCAAGGCCGGCGATCTGCCCTCCGACTACGTCACCGTCGGCAAGCACCTGCGCGTGCCGGCCGAGAAGATGCAGCACCACTTCCTGCGCCGCGAGATCGGCCAGGTGCGCGGCTATCCGTGGCTCGCCGGCGGCGCGCGCCGGCTCTGGCTGTTGCGCGACTTCGAAGAAGCCGCCGCGGTGGCTTGCAGCAATGCCGCCAAGCGCCAGGGATTTTTCTACACCGAGGACGGCGAAGCGCCGCATGGATTCGCCGACACCATCGTCTCAGGCGTTATCGAAGCCGCAAAGGCTGCCGGCAAGCAGCTCACTCCCGAGGAAGTGCAGGCGCTGGTCGCCGCGTCCGAAAAGTACGTGACCACGATGCCAGGGCAGTTCGACACTTTGCCGAACGGCACCAAGTTCCAGGCCTACGAATCGACCTGGCCGAACGTCAACGCCGACGGGTACGTCAAGCAGCAGGTGCGCGGCTGGTCCGCCGCACAGGGCATGAGCTACATCAGCGTCGGCAACGACCTCGAAGCGGTGAACTACTCCTCCGCCCGCGTCGGCATCGGCGACGAGCGCGAGCATTACAAGGTCGTGCAGGGCCTGCTCGTCAAGTGGCTGCACGCCCCGGTGTTCAACGCCGTGCTGCCGTACCTGGTGGCCAACACTCCCGGCCTCGACCCGCAAAAGATGGACCTCTACCGCGCCGCCGTCACCTGGCAGCCGCGCCGCTGGAAGGGCATCGACCCGGTCAAGGAAGCGCAGGCCGACGAAGCGAACCTGCGCAACAAGCTCACCAGCCGCCGCCGGCTGATCCTGGAGCGCGGCGACGACCCCGACGAGATCGCCGCCGAGATCGAAGAGGAAGAGAAGAAATACGGCCCGATGCAAGCCACCGGCATTACCAACGTCGCCACTGATGACGAAGACGACGACGACCCCAAGAAAGGAACCGACGATGAGTGACCCTGAAAAGCGCCAGCGCGTCGAAGGCACGCTGCACCGTAGCCTGCCGGCTACGCTGACCATTCGCGCCGCGGCCGAAGGCCAGCCCGATGACGGCCTCCTGCGCCTGCAGCTGTCCGTCTCCAGCGAGACGCCCTACCTGCGCCAGAGCTGGTGGGACGACCCGTGGGTCGAGATCCTCGGCCACAAGGCCGGCGAAGTCGATCTGGTGCGCCTCAACGACGGCGCGCCGCTGCTGGCCAACCATGACCGCTGGGCGGCCGTTGGCAATACGCCGCTCGCTGCCATCGGCGTGATCGAACGCGCCTGGCTCGACGGAACCCGCCTGATGGCCGACATCGTCGTCAGCCGACGCGAGGCGCTGGCCGACCTGCGGCAGGACATCAGCGACGGCCTCGTGCGCAACGTCAGCATCGGCTACACGATCAACGAGCGCACGCTCACCCGGGCAGTGACCGACGGCCCCGACGAATACCGCGTGACGTCCTGGACGCCGTTCGAGGTTTCGCTCGTCGACATCCCCGCCGATGCCACCGTCGGCCTGGGCCGCGCCCTCGATGCGCCTGATCCGAAGAACCCTCAGTCACGTTATCGCGTGATTGACCTCCCCGCTCCGGCTGCCGCCGGGCATCAACCCTCCCAGAAAGGAGACCGCAGCATGAACGAAAACGAAGCCCCGGCGGCAGAACAGACGACCGCCACCCGCGTTGAAGTCCTCCCGAAGGCCGACCCTCTCAAGGCCGAACGCGAACGCTCGGCGCAGATCCGCGCTTTCGGTCGCCAGTTTGGCATGACCGAGTTCGCCGATCAGGCCATCGACAACGGCACCAGCGTCGACGCCTTCCGCGCCCAGCTGCTCGAAAAGCTCAAGGACACCGGCAAGATCAAGCCGGCCGAGTCGCCCGAGATCGGCATGAGCCGCAAGGACGTCGAATCCTTCTCCTTCTGCCGCGCGCTGATGGCCGCCGCCGACCCCCTCGCCGCGGCGAAGATCGCCCCGTTCGAGATGGAGTGCAGCCGCGCCGCGCAAGAGAAGCGCGACGGCAACGACATCCGCCAGAAGGAACGCGAAGCGGCGATCACCATCCCGGTTGACGTCCTCAATCGCGGCATCGCCGTCGATGAAGTCGTCGCCGCCGCCGTCACCCGCCGCCTGATCGCCGGCGCCGCCAAGCGCTCGGCCGAGTTCCAGGCCTACGTCCGCGACCTCGTCGTCGGCACTGCCACCGCTGGCGGCAACCTCGTCGCCACCGAGCTGCTCGGCTCCTCGTTCATCGAGCTGCTGCGCAACGTGATGGTCCTCGACAAGCTCGGCGTCACCTTCCTGCGCGATCTCAACGGCAACATCGCCATCCCGGCGCAAACCGGCGGCGCAACGGGCTACTGGCTCGCGGAAAACGGCGCGCCGACCGAGAGCCAGCAAACCGTCGGCCAGGTGACCTTGTCGCCAAAGACTGTCGGCGCCTTTACGGACTACAGCCGCCGCCTGCTGCTGCAGTCCTCGCTCGATGTCGAAGCCTTCGTCCGCGCCGACCTCGCCGCCATCCTCGGCCTGCAGATCCAGTATGGCGCTCTCGTTGGCGGAGGCACCAACGAGCCGACCGGCCTGCTCAACATCTCCGGCATCGGCTCGGTCGCTGGCGGCGCCAACGGCCTGGCCCCGACCTACGACCACATGGTCGATCTCGAAACCGCCGTCGGCGTGGCCAATGCCGATGTCGGCAACATGTCGTATCTGACCAACGCCAAGGTACGCGGAAAACTGCGCAAGACGCAGGAATTCGCCTCCACCAACGGCAAGCCAGTCTGGACGCGCGGCCGCGATCGCGGCATCGGCGATGTGCTCGGCTATGATGCCTTTGTCAGCAACACCATGCCGTGGAACCTCACCAAGGGCACCAGCTCCGGCGTCTGCTCGGCGATCGCCTTCGGCAACTGGGCAGACATGATCATCGGCATGTGGGGCGGTTTGGACATCATGCTCGACCCGTACGCCAACGCCACCAGCGGCGGCAAGCGCGTCATCGCCCTGCAGGACGTCGATGTCAACGTCCGCAACGTCGGCTCCTTCGCTGTCATGAAGGACGCGCTGACCGCGTAACCCTCACCTCCTCTGCCGGCCTGACCCCACCGGCACCTTTCCCCCGGCTTCGGCCGGGGGTTTTTCCCGACACCGGAGACCACCATGCCCAAGATCCTCATCACTGAAAACACCATCATCAACTACGGCGACGACCGTGGCGGCGTCGATGCCGCGGCCGGCGACATTGCCGACGTCAACAAGGACACCGCGCAGAAGCTCGTCGCTGCCCGTCGTGCGCTCTACGCCGACAAGAAAGACGACCCCAGCAAGGGCGCTTTGGACACCGCCAGCGCGGCGATGCTCAAGGCCGCCGCCGACGT